GGATGAGGGGATAAACGACGCCAGTTTCCTGCGCGGGGCCATGTTCGATACTGCCCGCGCGCTCGACAGGCTTGCGGGCGAAAACAAGGCCAACTGATGCTGGTCGTTATCTACCTAGCGCTCTGCATGGCTGGATTTGCTGGGGCGCTGTACTTGCCCAAGCCTGCGGCGGTGGCATCGCTGTGCGCCGTTACTGGGGCTTGGATCGCTGCAGTTCACTACCTTCAATGATCGCCACGTAAGCGGCGCCTCAACAGGAGAAATCATGTTCAAGATTGAGAAGGGGATCACCCGGCCGCCGGGCGAGCCTGGCGTGAGGAAATATCCCTTTTCCCAGATGGAAATCGGGGATTCTTTCCTTATCCCTCAGGACTATATGACCAGGGTGAGGGCCGCAGCCCACAGGCACGGCGAGCGAACTCGGACCAAATTCACGATCCGGCGCATGGAGGACGGCTCCTACCGCTGCTGGAGAACCGCATAGCAGTACCAAACCCAGGCCGGGCAAGAGCCTGGGACCCTGCGTGCTGAGTCCTACGCTACAGACATAGGTTAATAGGCCGTCACCTTCCCTTGTCTCAGGGCTCAGCACGGAGGGTTGCAGTACGCGCAGGCGATGCGCAGCAGTTGAAGTGGCGAGGGGCATGAGGAAGACACGCGGGATACCGCTAAACAGCCCGGCTTCGCCGACTAGCGCCTCCACATAGCGAGGCAATGCCGGATTCGCACCCGGCCCCTCCGAAATCTCCTCAGGTGCTGGATGGTCCCCCAGCCGTACGCCCATCCACGAAACGGGGGCATCCTCAAGAGTGGCGGTTCAGCGTCGATCAAGCAAGCCGAGTGCCCCGCCGATATCAGGGGCTACCTGCAGGACTCGGGACTGCTCGGGGAGCCGCCACCCTTGAGGACTTCACCATCTTCAACCATCCAACACGTGCGGGTGGTGGAGGACTCAACCATCAATGGGGATGAAGGCGCAGTGATGATGCGCAATGCGTGGCGCGGCATGGGCGAAAACGCGCGGCTGCCCGACGAGTCGGGGTCACCAGTGGCTTAAGACTAGGACAAAGCCGGATTCATCACCGGCCATCCCCGCCCCTTTATGGGGGAAAGCAGATGCCGAGATGTAAGTCCACACGCGCGGTGGCAGCGGTGCAGCGAGTACCCCTCCCCTTATCGACTGGCAGCCGGATATGGCGTATCCGGGCGGCGCGCAGAGGTGCCGTGGCATGCAAACGAGGCTTGGACGCTTGATCCGACCCGCGACGGCGGGGATATACAGCGTCTTCAAGTTCATGCCTTTGCGGGTTCGAGTCCCGCCCAGTCGGCCACTATCAGCCTCCCAAAATCACCCAGCCGGATATACCGCCGCGTGCGCACAAGGCGTGACGCCGAAAGGGGTAGCGGTTGGGGGCTGACCATTTAACGGAGCCAATCATGAACCTCATGGCATGGCGTGAGCCGGACCTGAACCCACCTGATTTACCGCCGCCCCAGGCTCAGGCGGATTCCGTCTACGAAGTCTTGCAGCATCCCTACGCCTGGGATGCAGACAACCATGACGGCCAATGGTGGGCGACTGAGCTGCGGCACCGCGATTTCTTCAACAACCTGGACGATCACGACCGAGCGGTTCTGCTGGCGGGTCTGACGCGACTCCCGGAACTGTTCTGGTGCAAGGGGTTACAGCAGAAGCTGCGAGCCGAAATCAAAGACATTCTGGAGGAATAGCCATGCGCCGCCTGATCAACTTCCTTCGCCGCATCGACGCCTACGAGTACGCCGGGGCTTGCGCCCTGCTGCTCGCCATCGTCATGGGCTATGTCACCACCCAGCATTTCGACGACGAGGCGCGGCTTGTTGAGATTGCGAGCCGGCGATGAAACCCGAAGATCACTACCTACCCGGCGTGGCAGATGAGTTTCTGCGCGCCCAGCGCGGCAGAGCAGTAGCCGCAATCAATCAGCCCGAGTCGCACGAATTACAGGAGTTTAGCCATGTCCATCGCCGTAATGATCCTGGGCCCGTCTGGGTCGGGGAAGTCGTTCAGCCTTGCCAACCTGAATCCCGATGAAGTCACCCTGATTCAGCCGATCAAGAAGCCGCTCCCCTTCAAGTCTGGCGCCTGGAAGCTCCGCACGCCTGAAGACAAGTCCGGGGCTATCTACCGCACAGACGACGCCGCCAAGATCGAAACCGCGATGCGGCGAACTGACCGAGACATCATCGTCGTTGATGACTACCAAGCCGTCCTGACCAACGAACTGATGCGCCGCAGCACAGAGAACGGATTCCAGAAGTTTGCGGACATTGGCCGGGGTGCCTGGAACATCTTTACGACGGCCGGCGACCTCGACGAACACAAGCGCGTCTACATCCTGGCCCATACCCAAACCGATGACTTCGGGAACATCCGAATGAAGACGGTTGGGAAGATGGTGGACGAGAAGGTTGTCCCTGAGGGCTACTTCACTATCGTCCTGCGGGCCGAATTGATCAACGGCCAACACGTCTTCGCCACGCAAAGCAACGGCCAGGACTGCTGCAAATCTCCTCCCGGCATGTTTGACGGCATGCACATCCCCAACGATCTCGCGGCCGTCGATGCTGCCATCTGCGAGTTCTATGGACTTACTCAACCCGCCTGAGAAATGACAATGCGAAACTACGAGTTCAATGAAGAATCCGCCCGCCAAGCCGGTGCCAGCAACTATATCGACGCCTCTGGGAAGTACAAGGGCGCCTTCACCCTTGCCAAGCAAGTAATCAGCCGCAAGGGAACCGAGGGCATCGAATTCAGCTTCGAGGCCGAAGACGGTCGGACCGCGAACTTTCTCCAACTCTGGACGTTCGACGCTGACGGGAAACCCCTGTACGGCAAGAAGGTGTTGGATGCCCTACTCTGCTGCGCCCGCCTCAAAACGCTGACGGCGAAAGAGGAAACCATTCAGGGTAAGAACGGCCCGGAGAAGGCCATCGTTTTCCCGGGCCTGGTTGGGCGCAAGATTGGCCTGCTCCTTCAAAAGGAAGGCTACATCAAGAGCAATGGCGACCCCGGCTACAAATTCAACATCTACGCGTCATTCCACGCAGACACGGAGCTGATGGCCGTTGAACTGCTGGACAACAAGACGGTTCCAGAGATGCTCCCCAAAGTCCTGGAGGGCATGGCAGACAAGCCGGCACCCACCGCTCGGCAAACTACATCCCAAACCACGGCCATGAGCGAGAACCCGGCCGACGACTGGTAAGGAGCCTCCCATGAGCAACGTCACTCTCTACAGCCTCGCAGCTGAATACAGGGCCGATCTTGAAAAGCTGGCTGACTTGGAGCTTTCCGAGGAAGCCATGCAAGACACGCTCGAAAGCCTCGGCGGTGAGTTGGAAGTGAAGGCGCAGAACGTCGTCGCCTTCGCCCGCCACCTTGAAAAGCTCACCGAGAACATGAAGGACGCCGAGGCTGAAATGGCGAAGCGTCGCAAGGCAGTCGAAGCCAAGGCCGCGCGCCTAAAGGCCTACGTACTCGACTGCATGCAGCAGAACGGCATCCAGAAGATAGACTGCCCCTGGTTCTCACTGAGTATTGCCAAGAACCCGCCAGCGGTGGAAATCGAAGACGAGCGCCAGATTCCGCAGGACTATTTCACCAGCCCTCCGCCGCCGCCCCCTCAGATCGACAAGACGCTGATCAAGAAGGCGCTGCAAGACGGCTTCGATGTGCCGGGCGCTCGCCTGCGTCAAGGCGTCCGGCTTGCCATCCGGTAACCCCCCGGCAGCTCACCTTAACCAAATGGAGGCCCACTGCGGTGGGCTGCCTCTTACCCTGGCGGAAGGCCTTTAGCGTGAGCAACGCCCATAGCCAGCGCATCCTTAGCTGCGGCGTAGGGAGATTTATAGCCTCGGTATAGCTGGCTCGGGACTGGATAGCGGCGCTGCCCGTCCTTCTCCAGATGTGAAATCTTGCATAGCGCACCGAAGCTGTCTGCGTTGTCGAACGCATCGATCTCAACAGAGACTTCGTACCCATTCGCCATGACGGGCTGGGGATCAACTGAAGCGATCCATTTGTTTGGGATTTCCCCGCGTTCCGAATACTGGCGCATGGCCGTGCGACATGTTCCGCAGCGGTACACAACAGCATTATGCGACCCGTTAGCAAGGACCCCCTGGAAGATGCCTTCTTTGTGTAGATCAGGGTGGGGCTTAGTTGACGAGGGCATACCGTCGAGAATCTCGCACGCATTACACAAGTTCATTCCTCTCTCCTTGCGCCGCAACCGGCAGATAGATCGTACCCCATCCCCCAGGAGTTTCACCATGCCCCCACTAGCCCGCCAGGAGCCCAGCCATGACCGTTGACACGCAAAAGCTGAGGGAACTGCACGCCAAGTCCACGCAGGGCGAATGGCGGAAGGTGGGCGGTTTTCCCTATCTGTACGCTTTCGCGCCCGGGCAAGAAACGGCGAGGAGCTGGGTAGTGCCCTGCGTTGGCCGATTCGACTACGGCGAAGGCAATCTGGAGTTCGTTGCTGCTGCCCACAACGAGATGCCAGCCCTCCTTGCCGAGAACGACGCCCTGCGCGCAGAGCTACAGGCGCGGCAGTGGATGCCAATTGAGACTGCTCCGCACGATCAGGAGGTCTTGCTCGGCTGGACAGAATGGGACGGCGCGTGGAGAGCGGAGGTCGGAATGGCATCTTGGGGGTGGCGCACCGACCGCGTGAGCAATATATCCCGACACGGCCGCGCTACGCATTGGCAAACCCTACCGCCCGCCCCTCCCCAAGGAGATGGAGCATGACCACGGTGGCCGTGCTGTTCGCGCGCGCGGACTCGGTCTACAAGACGATTCCAGGCTGCGACGTGTACGACATGGAGCGGGATGCCAGGACGTTCCAGGGCGGTATGCCGGTCGTGGCGCATCCGCCGTGCCGAGCTTGGGCTAGCCTCCGCCACCATGCCAAACCCAGGGACGGCGAGAAGGACCTGGCGTTTTTTGCCATTGAGGCAGTCCGCACAAATGGCGGAGTACTTGAGCATCCTTGGCTTTCCACGCTCTGGCGGGTCGCTGGACTGCCCGAACCGGGCTCGATCGACGCATACGGCGGCTGGACGCTCCCTATAGATCAAAACTGGTGGGGACACCGTGCACGCAAGCGCACGCGCCTTTACCTGGTCGGCGTCCGTCCTGCCGAGCTACCGGACATGCCTCTGCGTCTTGGAGAGGCCACCCATACGGTGGGCCTTTGGTCTGGCCGCAATCGCGCAACGTGCCGCCCCTCGATCGCCAAATGGGAATACGAACACACCCCTCCTGACCTGGCCTGCTGGCTGGTCGAGGTGGCCCGACGCTGCGCCATAGAGAAAAGGAAAGCCGCATGACGCCCGAACCCGAAGCCCCGCAAGAAGACCCGGACGTGATGACCCCGACCGAGGAAGCCGAATGGAAGATTCTGGATCAACAGCGAGCCTCACGCCAGTCGCAGTGATTGAGTACTGGGCGGACATGCTCGAGCGCACCGCAAAGCACACAATGGCCGTCTACATCCTGCGCGAGTACGCCAGGGTTAGGAAGGCTTGGGACGAAAGGAAAGGGAATGACTAGTACAGCGCACGAAGATCAGTTCTTGCCGCATCCGGATGATGTGGCCCAGGCGCAGCCCAAGCGCCGCCCGTATAACGCAAGCGCCTCGTTGAGCGAGTACGGAATTTTCCCGGAGTGTGACGCGCAGGATGCGATAGAAGCTGCCATGTCTGCGGTGCTGGCTGAATCCGGCGCGGGCGTCTACTACATGAATCCGCCCGACGGTGGCGGCGTCCTGGCGTCAGAACAAGTGCGGCGCATGGCCGAAGATGCGGCGCGGTATCGGTGGCTGCGTGACCGCCCCGAACAAGCCGAGTCCGCCCTCATTGACGTGGCGGTTTGGAGCAACGACTTTGGCGAAGCCATCCGTGGCAATGATCTAGACGCTGCCATCGACGCCGCCATCGCCCAGCGGCGCAAGGGGGAAGGGGGCGAGTGATGCGACCGTTCTCTGATCCCAACGACTCGTACAGTTACGAGGACTGGATGAATGCGGTAGCCACCGACGACCGCAAGCCGGCTCGCGGCTGGCATGCAGCGTACCAGGAGCGATGCGATTGCTGCGGCCGGTTCGTTAACCTGGCTGCCCCAGGCGTCTCTTGGTCGCAAAGCTACGGCTATTGCATGGATGGCACGCCCGACCTTCACGATCCAACTTACAGGTGCTCGCCATGCACTGACAAGCTGGGGGTGAAACCGACCAACTGCAACGAGTCAGGCGGCAAGTACCACGGGCGCAACCCGCTCGCCGCCACGGCGAACGATGGGGAGGCGTGATGCAGATCCTGGGGAAGATCGAACCACAACCGCCTAAAGGCATCATGTACATGCTCGGTGGCGAAACATGGATGCCTAAGGAGAAACGCTCCCCTGTGCGCCTGTTGTGCGAGGAGTGGGGGAATATGGGGCCGCTAGAGCTTCGGCCCGATATCCAACCCAACAAAGCGGGCTTCCGCGTCCGACTAACGGAAATCATTGCCCCGCCTGGTGCCCTTGGCTTCACCGATGTCGATGGAATCTATTTCTGGACCGACACTGACCAGTTCGGACGAACCGCCGACCACCTTGAGGAACAGTCATGAAACGCTGGTACTCCATCGACGTCCATGCGCGCTGGTCGGTGCCCTTCCAGGCCACGCCCGCCCAGGTCGCCGACATGCGCGCCGACGGCCTGGTCATCGACGAAATCTGCAACACCGTGCCCGGCTGGCTGCCGGCGTGCCTGGTGCGGCCCCTGTGCCGCCTGCAGGACGCCTGGCAGTGGCTGCGGCTGTTCTAGGAGGCGAAATGGACCACGAACCCCCGGCCCAGCCGCCCGAGGCGGCCACCTTCCTCGGAGTCTCCCTGCGTCAGGTGTACGATTTAGCCGCCCCCAATGGGCCAATCCCTTGTTACAGAACTGGCCGGCGAATCACTTTCGACTGGGCCGACCTGCGGGAATACCGACAAAAATGCCGATCTACCGAGACAAGGCGCGCGGTCGCCTCGTGTTTGAATTCGACCGTCACATTGGCGGTCAACGGGTCCGCGCTCGAAAAGTACTTCCGGCGACGTGGACGCGAGCCCAAGCTGACGCCTTCGACCGGCAGGAAAGCGCCCGCCTCTACGCCATCGCCAGCGGGGTCGAACGTCCTGAGCATCTCATCGAAGAGGCCATCGCGGTCTACCTGAAGGAGCGGGCGCCCCAGCTCAAGACTGGCTATCAGATCGAGGGCGAGCTGCTTTTGATGTACTGGGCCTACCAGGGCAAGCCGCTGTCGGCGCTGCCCGACGTGTGCCGTGACTATTCGGCGCGCGCGCGTAAGGAGGACGGCAGCCCTCTGGCGCCGGCCACCCTACGCAATCGCATCCGGTACCTGACGAGCGCATGCCGCTATGGGTGGAAGTTCCACGCCATGTGCGAACATGACCCGGCCGAGCGGGTTATCACGCCCCAGGTGAGGAATGCCCGCCAAGTCTACATCGACCGGCATCAGATGCTCATGCTGTGCCTGGCAACCCAACACCGGCCAACTCGTGTGGCCATCCGCAAGGCGTTCTACAGTGGGATGCGCATGACCGAGCTGCGTACCGCCGGCGTCGAGGGGGATGATTTCGTGCTGCCGGACAGCAAGAATGGCAACCCGAGGCACGTCCCGATCCATCCGAAAATCCGTTGCTGCGCCCGCCGGCCGCTACCGGACCAGAGCACGATATCCAGGCACTTCCGGGAAGCTCGGGCAGCGGTCGGCATGGACTGGCTGCACTTTCACGACCTGCGGCATTCGGCGGCCAGCGCCATGATCAACAGCGAGGTCGACCTGTACACGGTCGGCGCCGTGCTCGGGCATAAGTCAGCGCAGAGCACGCAGCGCTATGCGCATCTGGCCACAAGCGCACTGCGGCGCGCGCTCGGCAAGATCGGGGGGAGGTCGGTCAAAAAATCCCCCACCAAAGAAAAAGCGCGGGTTGCGGAAACTGCCCGCAAACCCGCGCCAGTACTTGGTAGGCCCCCTCGGAGTCGAACCGAGCACCAACGGATTATGAGTCCGCTGCTCTAACCAGGCATGAGCTAGAGGCCCAGGAAACTTACTGCCCTTCCAGGAAGCTCTTGAGTTTGTCTGC